AGGACTTGATGTTTTTGCGAGAGCAGAAGAGGATCACGAATATATTATTACTGTCGATGTTGCCAGAGGAATTGGTGGCGACTATAGTGCTTTCATCGTGTTTGATATCACCACTCTCCCGTACAAGATCGTTGCGAAGTACAGAAATAATGAGATTAAACCTGTACTGTTTCCCTCGGTCATCTTTCAAGTAGCAAAGGAATATAACAATCCTTACATACTTGTTGAGGTAAATGACATAGGAGACTCGATAGCAGCAACACTTAACTATGATCTAGAATATCCTAACGTACTCATGTGTGCTATGAGAGGTAGGGCAGGACAGATAGTAGGACAAGGATTCTCAGGAACAAAGACACAGTTAGGTGTTAAGATGAGTATTACTGTCAAGAAAATTGGATGTGCCAATCTAAAAGCAATTATAGAAGAAGATAAATTAACGTTTACCGATTTCGATATTCTTCAAGAACTTACTACATTCATACAAAGAAAACAAGCATGGGAGGCAGACGAAGGTTACCATGATGATCTTGTTATGTGTATGGTATTGTTTGCATGGTTAGTCATGCAAGACTATTTTAAAGAGATGACAGATACAGATGTCAGAAGAAGAATCTATGAAGAACAGCGAAATCAAATAGAACAAGACATGGCACCATTTGGTTTTATAGATGATGGTCTAGGAGATGATACATTTGTGGATGCGGATGGATCTTTCTGGTACGGAGATAAAGAAGAAACAGTTGATTACATGATTCCTGATCTGTGAAGAAGAAAAAGAAATGTAAAAAATGGAAATGTTCAAAATATAAAGGAAAAAAATGTAACTGCGGTAGAATGCTATGATGGATCTTGATAGTCAATTTGAGTTAGAACATTTACTATTCAAAGATAGAAGATGTAGAACTTGTAATCAAATCAAGAATCTATTGGAAGATTTCTACATGTCAAGAAAACAAAAGAAAGGTTTACCATCTGCGTATTCTTACGAGTGTAAGGACTGTACAATCAAAAGAATAGTGGCAAAAAGAAAAAGCAAAAAGAAAATTGTGGAGGGTCACTATCCAGACTGGTAGGGTGTTCGTGTGTTGTTTCCCCTGTGGAGGGATAGAAATATCTAAATACTTCTAGATAAAATGATATCTTAGAGGTAAAATTAAATGGCAAGTCAAGTCTCGCCTGGTGTTGTTATTAGAGAACGTGATCTATCTACTGGTGTTTTGGTTGGTGTTTCTGGTCTTCGTGCTGGAATTGCTTCATCATTTCGCAGTGGACCTGTAGGCAAAATTACAAATATAGGGTCTGAAAGAGAATTAATTTCTACTTTTGGTGCACCAGCTGAGGCAAACGCAGCAGACTGGTTAGTAGCAGCAGAGTATCTCCGCTATGGTGGATCTCTTGCAGTTATTCGTGCAGCAACTAGTGGATTATTAAACGCATCAAGTGAAGGAGGAGGAGTATTAGTAGGATCTAAAGAAGATTACGAAGCTGGTGCTGGATCATCCAAAAAATATGTTGCACGTGATGCTGGAGCAGATGGAAACAATCTTTATGTTGCAATCGTAGACAAAGGTCCTGATTGGACAATTACAAAAACTACTGCTCATAACTTTGATGAAGGTAGTATGTACACAGATTCTTCTGGAGTTCAACATGAAGTTGTGGGAGATATTAGTGATACAGTATTTACAATTATCCAAAATGGAAATAACGTTCCTACAATGGCAGCAGGATTTACTGCAGTTGCATACACTAACTCAGTGTGGAATGCAACTCAAATTGGAACAACTGGATTAACATATAAAGAAATAGGTCCTAGACCTGGTACTTCTTCATATGCATCAGAACGTTATCTATCAAACGATGAGGTACATGTTGCAGTTATAGACACTTCAACTAATACAGTTGTTGAGAGATCTTTATACCTTTCTAAGTTATCAGATGGAAAATCTCCAGAAGGTGCTTCAACTTACTGGAAAGATTACATCAATGAATATTCAAATTATATTTACGCTAGTGCATTAGTAACTGCGGACTTTACTGCAACTGGTGAAGATCCTGGTGGAACTGCTGTATCATATGGTGCTACTGCAGCTGCTCCAGAAGTTCTTGCAACACTTCATCCAAGTAGAAGTATGGGTCTTTCTAATGGTGCTGATGCTTACGCATACAGTGCTGGAGAAGTTTCCACAGCATATACATTATTCCAAGACACAGAAGAAACAGACTTAGACTTTGTTCTTATGGGTGGATCAATGGGTTCTGAGGCAGATACACTTGTTAAAGCGGGTGCTGCAGCTGCTGTTGCGAATGCAAGAAAAGATTGCATCGCATTTATCTCTCCTTATAATGGAAACCAAGTTGCAACATCTGGTAACGTTGCATTAACTCCTGCACAACAATTAGATAATACTATTGACTTTTTCTCTAGTATTGGTTCTAGTTCATATGTTGTTAAAGACAGTGGTCTTAAGTACACATACGATAGATTTAACGATAAGTATCGTTACATTGGTTGTAATGGAGACATCGCTGGTCTATGTGTTTCTACATCTGTAATTGGTGATGACTGGATTTCTCCAGCAGGAACATCTAGAGGTGGACTACAAAATGTAGTTAAACTTGCATTTAATCCTAACAAAGCAGCAAGAGATGATCTTTATACTGCAGCAATTAACCCTGTTGTAGCATTTCCTGGTTCAGGTCCTATCCTATTTGGTGATAAGACTGCACTTGCTTCTCCATCTGCATTTGACCGCATCAATGTAAGACGTCTTTTCCTTAACATAGAGAAGAGAGCAAGAACTCTTGCGGAAGGTGTATTGTTTGAGCAGAATGATACAATTACTCGTTCGAGTTTCAACGCTGCACTTAGTGGATATCTAAGTGAAGTTCAAGCACGCAGAGGAGTTACAGACTACCTAGTTGTTTGTGATGAAACAAACAATACTCCAGAGGTTATAGATAGAAATGAGTTTGTCGCAGAAATATTTGTGAAACCAACTCGTTCTATCAACTATGTAACTGTGACTGTTACAGCAACGAAGACAGGAGTTACATTCTCCGAAGTCGTTGGTAGATAATTAAACAAAAGGTAAAAACAAATGGCAACTAACAACGTATCTTCGTTCCTCCAAGTTATTGGTCAAGGCGTTAAGCCTAATATGTTCAATGTGGACATACAATTTCCTGCTGGTTTCAATGATGCAACAATCAATGATCTTGCAGGAGGAGAATTAGCATCTGAGGGTGCTGGTGGTAACGCAGGAAAAGAATTAACTTCTATTCTCTGTAAATCCGCAGCATTACCAGGATCTAACTTGGGTGTAATCGAAGTTCCTTTCAGAGGTAGAACAGTTAAAATCGCTGGTGATCGTACCTTCGATACATGGACTGCTACATTCTTTAACGATAAAAACTTCAAGATCCGTGCTCTATTTGAGTCATGGGCAAATGAAATCAATACTCACGCTGGTAATACTGCTGAGAGATTTCTTCCAGATAATGGTGGAGATGGTTACATGGCAAATCTATTTGTCACACAACTAGAAAAAGATGATACAGAAGGTGGTTCTGCAATCAGAACATATCAATTGCATCATTGCTTCCCAACTAACGTTTCTCAGATTGATCTTGCATATGATAGCAACGATCAGATTGAAGAATTTACTGTTGAATGGCAGTACTCATACTTCACTGCTGAGAAGGCAAAAGGCGGATCACAAGCACCAGCATCAAGTAGAACTGATATCGCTAACGGAAAAGTCATATAATTAACTCTGCTAAATATAAGTAAGAGAACTATTATGACTAGGTAAATGAGTCAATTATTTGGATTCCAAATACAACGTAAGGAGGGAAAGAAGGGTCAGTCCCCTGTCCCTCCTAATGCTGAGGAGTCGATTGCTGTAGCAGCAGGAGGCTACTATGGAACGTATGTGGACACGGACAATCAAGCTCGTAATGAGTATGAAATGATCCGTCGTTATCGTGATATGGCACTACACCCAGAGTGTGACAGTGCAGTAGATGAAGTAGTAAACGAGTTTGTTGTGAGTGATGCTCATGACACTCCCGTTGAAATTAATTTAGATAATCTTGATGCTGGAATGGGTATCAAGAAAAAGATAAGAGATGAGTTTGAATATCTCAAAAGACTTTTAAACTTTGACAATCGAGCACATGAGATTGTCAGATCTTGGTATATTGACGGAAGATTATATTATCATAAAGTTATAGACCTAGAGAATCCTAAGAAAGGTATTACGGAACTTCGTTATATTGATCCTATGAAGATCAAGAAGGTTCGTCAGAAACTTGACCAGAAAAAGAACTTAGATTCTTTACAAAGACAAGCAATAAAAGGTACAGCACTAGAGTACGAGTACGGAACATTTGTAGATTACTACCTCTATAATCCGAAAGGTTTTTATAAAGGTGGTGTTTTAGGACCTGTTGGTGACATGTCATTGTCACAAGGTGTCAAGATGGCAATAGATTCTATTACATTCTGCCCTTCTGGACTACAAGATTTAAACAAGAGAATGACTCTTGGTTTCTTACACAAGGCAATTAAGTCTCTCAATCAACTTAGAATGATTGAAGACTCTCTAGTTATATACAGACTTTCTCGTGCACCAGAACGTAGAATATTTTACATTGATGTAGGTAACTTACCAAAAGTAAAAGCAGAACAATATCTCCGCGATGTTATGAGTCGCTATCGTAACAAGTTAGTGTATGATGCAAACACTGGTGAGATGCGTGATGACAAAAAGCATATGAGTATGCTTGAAGACTTCTGGTTACCACGTAGAGAAGGTGGCAGAGGAACAGAAATTACTACATTGCCAGGTGGTCAGAACCTAGGTGAACTCAAGGATGTTGAGTATTTTAAAAAGAAATTATTTAACAGTTTAAACCTACCTCCATCTCGTCTTACAGACGATAACAAAGGATTTAATCTAGGTAAAACAACAGAGGTTCTCCGCGACGAACTTAAGTTTACTAAGTTCATTGGTCGTCTTCGCAAAAGATTTAGTGAGATGTTCCAAGACATGCTCAAGACTCAACTCATCCTGAAAGGAATCATTGCTCCTGAAGATTGGGATGATATGAAAGAGCATATGCAATATGACTTTCTATTTGATAATCATTTTAATGAATTAAAAAACATTGAAATGATGAACCAAAGAATGATGACTGTTACGCAGATGGATCCTTTTGTTGGAAAGTATTTTTCTGTGGAGTATGTTCGTAAGAATATTCTTGGACAGACTAATAAAGATATGCGTGAGATTGATAAGCAAATGAAAGGAGATATATCTTCTGGTCTTGCACTTGATCCTGCAGAAACAAATACTTTGGATCAACTCACTCAAGCAAACACTGCACTTGCTCCTGAGATACAGGCAATACAGGCAGATGATGCTGCAGAAAGGGATGCACAAGCTGCTGATGATGCGCTTGCAAGAGACCTTAAAAGAGCAAAGTCCGCACCTAAACCAACAACAAATACTAAATAGAATATACTGAACTCATATTATGGCTGAAAGAAACGAAGTAGATGCATCTCAAGGTGCGGTAGATATCGTCAATAAGATTGCCGATAACCAACGTGCTGATGCGATAAATACAATTCATGATCTTTTATTTTCCAAAGCATCTGATGCTATGGCAAATTATAAAAAGACTGTTGCGAATACATATTTTGATGAACCCACAGAAACAGAAACGGAAGTAACCGATGAAACTGATAACGGAAACGATTGAAAACGTCAAACTTATCACTGAAGAGAAGA